AAAATATATAGTATAAACGTTTATACATTTGATAATAAAAATTATTAATAGTATATTTATTATATTAATTATTTAAATAGTTTCTAATTCTGGTATAGATACTATACTCTTATATAAATTATCTAACATCTTATTATTCCATTTTTTATACTCATTTTCATAAACAGTTTTATACATATTCCACCAATAGGATACATCTCCAACACTACTATATTTTATTAACTCTTTAAATTGTGTAGTATCCCAAGGTTTTCCCTCACTACCATATAAATCTAATACAACTAACTCTGGATGTTCTTCGGGATTGACCCATCTTCCAAAAAAACGAGGTTCAATCGCATAGAGCTTATCTTTAAACATACGGCTTACCATTTCAGTATCTCCATTCATTTTTATTTTTTTTTGTTTAATCATTTCTATATATTTAACGACTTCATTCATCATATATTTACTGGGTTTGATAAGTAAAACAGAAGTTTCAATATTCATACCATTACTTGTTTTTTCATTTTCATAATTATTATAAGGTATAAGATTACCGTGTAATATATGTTCAGGACCATTTTTTCTTCTATTATTCTGCCAATAACAATATTTAGTTTGAAATTGCTTAAATAATTTACCATTTTTTTTAAATTCTTTAAAATATCTATCTNTTGGATTATTATTTAATTTACCAAGAAATACAGCAGCAGGGGTATTAATATTAAATAAACTAACTATATCTTTTTTAATAACTAACATATCTGAATCCATAAATAATACTTTATCATAGTCAGTCATTTCAAAGATACGTAATTTAGTAAATGTTTTTGAATAAATCTTTTGTGTATTTGGGTTTTTATGTTTAATTAAATGAGGAGGGATTTGTAAATACTCAACTTCAATAACACGGTCATAAATATTAGAAATAAGAGCACGTGCTTCTAGCGATACATCATTTGTCACCATACAACATAATGTAATATATTTTTTATATTCTTTGGGAATAACTTTACGTATACTAGAACCTAATAAAAGCACACCTGGTAAATAACCATCCCCACCAAATAATAATGTTGTAATGGCATAGTTTGGCTTATTATGAGTTTTACGTGTTGAACGAGTATTACGTTTAGTCTTTCGTGGTAAATGTAAAGTAGATGTAATTGACACACATTTTTTTTTAGTTTTATCTAGACAACAATAGTTAGTTTGGTTTTGATTTTTATGTTGTGTTTTAGATTTAGAATGTGTTTTAGATTTTGATTTATTTTTTATATATTTCATTTCTTATTTATTATATATATATATATATATATATATATATAAATATAAATATAAATTATAAATATTTTAAAACTTATTTAAAAATAATAATATTATTGTTATGTCTAAAGCAAGTATGGAAAAATTAATGGCACAATATCCAAAAAACAAAACAATGCCTGAGATACAGTCATCCTTCAGAAGAACTGGAGGAGTTAAGCGAAGATATTCAACGCCTCCGCACACATTTAAAAACACCATTAATAGTAGTAGTAATAGTGGTTATGAAAGTGAAAAAGATGAAGATAAAGATATATATATATTATTAATAAGAGCACATGGAAGATTACCAACAATAGTAAAACATACTACAAAAAATGAAAATTTAGAAACTATTATTAAAAAACAACATTTAGTTGAAATACCTGATGGTATGACTATAAGAAAAATTACATCAGCACCAGTAGGGCATACAAATAGTAGCTTTTATGAATATGATAATAAAAAAGCACAAATAGAACAAATATTTAAAAATAATAATAATGATATAGATGAACTTAGTATAATTCTTTCACAAAAATTAAAAGAGGAAGAAATAAAATTAAAACCTACAAAACGAAATATAAATCATAATGTAAATAATAGACATCATATTACTACTCGTATGTTAAAAAAAACATTTGTAATATATCGTGATGAAGAAATAACTTTTAGAAATATTGAAAATAGTTATGAGCCATTTTTAATTATGAAAAATAATAATAATGGAGAAATAGAATATACAACATTTATAAGAGATTATATGAAAGATAAAGAGCAAATAACTATAAATTTACAAGAGTTAATCGCTTTAATAAAAGACAAATTACAAATACAAAAACTTATTATTATGGATTTTTCATGTTCTAGAATAGAACATGATGACTATTTAAAGGAATTACTTAGAAAACTAGCAATTAGTGGTGGAACTTATAAACCTAAAATTAATAAAACTAAAAAGAATAAAACTAAAAAGAATAAAACTAAAAAGAATAAAACTAAAAATAATAAAACTAAAAATAATAAAAACAAAGAAAAATATATAATAGAATAATAAAAATAATTATTTTATAATTTCTTCATTTATAAATTCTCTTTCTTCTCTTTCTTCATTTATAACTTCTGTTTTTTCAATTTCTTCTCTTTCTTCTCTTTCTTTTTTTTCTTCTATTCGTTTTATTTTTTCTATTGTAGATTTATCATATAGCATAAATTCGTCATTTATATTTAAATCTATATAAGAAGAACTTCTATATAATTCTACTCTACGTTCTACTAGGTCTAACATTTGAATAATTTTAGTTTCTTCATTATTTATATTAATAATATCTCCTATCTTGGATATTTTTTCAATAACATAATTTTTAATTGTATTTAATCTATCTATCCAGAATTTATAAAATATACTTTCTTCAAATCTAGAAACTCTTAAATTTAAAATAATCTCTTCTTTTTTTAATCCTAAAATAATACGAGGGTCTCCAAATAATTTATTTAACTCATTTCTAGTAAGTATTTTTGTATATTCTTCATTTTTCTTATTTTGTAAATCTAAATTATTTTTTATCTGCAATAATGAATTATCTTTTACTAATGTATCTTCTTTTATTTGTTTTATAAAATTTTTTATTCTATCTTTCGTATCTAAATTATTATTTCTAAATTCGGATTCTATAATAGTCTTTAATTTCTTATCATAAATTTCTGTTCTCATTGTTAATTCTATATGCTCTATATTTTCATAAATATATTTTATATTCACATTCGTAAATTCATTCTTACATAAATATAACATATGATGTAATAAAGCAATACACCTATCAAACAAAGCATCAGCAAATTCTTTACTCTTATAGATTGTTAATTTTAAATCCTCATTTAAACAAGCAATTTCAGGTCTAGATAAATTTGGCTTGTAGAAATTCTTATTTTCTATCTTATCATAAATCGCTTTTATAATATGTAACCCCGCTTCTGTTCCCGATTTTAATATTTTTTTCATTTCTGTAATAGGAATTGTCCTAACATCCTCAAAACCAAATGGATTAATATACTGAATGTTAATATTATTGTTATTATTTATTATTGTATTGTTAGTATTGTTTGTTGTATTGTGGCTATTTGTATGATTTATATTATTAGTAACAGCAGTGGTAGGTTGGTTATTTTGTTTTTTATTCTTTTTTTCATCTTTAATATCATTTATTAATTTTTCTTTATTTTTTGCACATTTAGAAATAGATTTATGTCTATAAATAGACGTTTTAAATTTAAAATGTTTATTACAATCATTACAAATAAATAAATTATCAGTATTAGTATTTTGATTAATATTATTAATAGTATTTTTTATATATACATCATTAGAACTACATCTTACTGAATTTTCTAAATGTCTTTTTAAAATAGATATATATTTAAAATCAACATTACATTTAGGACAAATTTTATTTGTCATTTTTATTTTATTATACTATATAAATATAATATTTTTATATTAACAAAAAATACATAATGTTTGTTGAATTTAAAAATAAAATTAATATATGTAGTTTTTAACAAATATACTAAAAATAAACAAAAAATACTACAAATTAAACATAATTAGTATTTTTGTTTATTATATAATTAATAAATATATACTTAATTTATAGTATTTTGTTTATAAATCTTATAAATAATTATATTGTGTATTTTTAAATTTTTTAAATTTGTATATTTTAAATTTTTTTATTTTTTATTTGTAAATTATTATTTATATGATTTTTCAAAACAAAAATGACAAAACCTCTCAAAATACAAATTTGAACAATAATTTTGAACAATAATATACTTTATACACTGTATGGTATATATTTCTCCACTTATATATAAACTACAATGTTATCATTTAATTAATAATTTATGTTATTATACGCCTTACAAAATTACTATTTTTATTATATAATTATTTATTTATATATAAATACATAAGTTTATAATGTTTTTAAACTCATCAAAATTAATATATATATATATATATATATATTAATTTTTTTAGTTTGTAATTTTTTATTTATATGATTTTCCAAAAAAAAAATGTCATAACCTCTCAAAATACAAATTTGAACAATAAGTTTGAACAATAATATACTTTATACACTGTATATTATATGTTTTTCACTCATATATAAACTATAATATTATTATATTATTAATAATATGCGTTCTATTACGCCTTACAAAATTACTAATTTAATTACCACATTATTTAATTATAAAACAATACATTTGTTTATGTTGTTTTACAACTCAACAACATTTATATGCTTTTTATATTGTTTATATATTTCACGCGCGCCCGCGCACACGGAAATACTTAAAACAGAATAATTATTATATACTTTACATACTTTATATACTTTACATACTTTATATATTTTATATACTTTATATACTTTATATACTTTACATATTTTATTTATTTTATATATTTATATCTTATACATCTATATCTTATATATCTTATATATTTATCTTATATATTTATATCTTATATATTTATAATAATATGTTAGTTATATTTGACATATGATAAAACATTTAAAATAGATGTAATTTAATAAAACACAAATCAATAGTATTTTTGTTTATTGTATTCAAGACTGTAATTAAGTATTTACGAAAAATATAATAATAATATATATGACTGTTAAAAGTAATAAAATGAGCGTGTAATAAAGTTAATTGTTCAAAATTATTGTTCAAATTTGTATTTTGAGAGGTTATGACATTTTTTTTTTGAAAAATCATATAAAAATAAAAAAACATAAAAACAAAATTGTAAAATTAGAATTATAAAATAAAATAATATTAAATAAGAATACTATTTATATAAGTTTCTGTATCTTTATTTAACTCGACACTTTCTTCACATCATTCTGCTTTCTTCTTTCTCCTCTTCTTTCTCTTTCTCTTTTGCCTTCTCTTCCTCTTCTTTCCTCTTACATTCCTTATTATCTGTAATAATATAATTAGATATTATTTCAATCATTTCATATTTATTTCCTTCAAAATATTCATTACCATAAAATTGTTTTTGTGTAAATGTAAGTTTAAATTGTTTAATTAAATCTTTTTCACATTGTATAGAATTTTTATTAATCATTGCTAATAATATTTTGCTTCCATTAGGGTAATTTCTTACTCTATTTTCTATATTACTACTTCTTCCAATTTTATATATTTCTTTATTAGTGCTAATAAATTCTCGCGTGTGTATTAAATATAGACCTTCCATTTTATGTCTTTTTCTTTGTCTTTATCTTTTTCTTTTTTAAAATGAATAATTTTTTAAAATGAATTGTATTTTATATAAATTATAGTGTATTTTATCTTTATATTAAAAAATAAAAATTACAAAACTATTAAATAAAAATACATAAAAAGTATTTCTCCTATCTCTATTTCTCTAAAAACAAAACTATAATAACCAAAACCAAATCCCATCAAAAATTTTTCATCCTTTCAAAAACATATAAACTAATAAATATATTAATCATACTCATCCCAGCACGTAAATGTGACCCTCGCATATATTCTTTTGCTTTAAAATAATCATAGTTGCGGTTAGTTTGAATACACGTTTTAATCGTATCTAATGGATGACTAAAATAAGAACCTAATAATCCTCCAATCGCACCATAACACGCAGTTTGTAAATAAGAATTATTCTTACAGGTTACAATCCCATTGCCACCACTACCCTTCTCATTTTCCAAAACTTTATTCCCACAATAACCACCACCACCAAATTGTTTAAAGTTATAGACAAAAAATACAAAAATTAGGTTTCTCCCCAAATGTGGTAAAAAACCTTTGTATGGATTTTTATTATTCATATACATAATTTGGTTTATTTTTAAAACTTCAACAGGTGTATCAACTAATGTTTGTGCTAATCCAGAATAAAATGGTATGATTAAAGCCTGTACTGCTTTATTTATTTTATTATGTTTATTATTGATAAAATTTGTTTCATCATTATTAAATCTTATAATACAATTTTGTAAATAATCTTGAGTAAATAAAAAAACAGTTCTAGATGGTATATTACCTATGGCTCTTGGACTAAAGCCTTTATATAATGTTTTAAAATTATAAATTAATGGTGTATTGGTCTGTTTATGTATTTTAATAACATCAATTGGATGAGTAATACAATTTTCTATTAATGAACTTACTAGTGCTGGATATAATAAAGATGATGTTGGTAATGATGATGATGGTGATGTTGATGCTAATGACATCATTTGAGAAGATAGATAAATTATAACTATATAACTAAATATATAAATATATAATTATAAATTATTTATTTTAAAATTATAAACGGTAAAAAAAAAATAAAAAATAAAAAATGCACATTTTAAAAAAGCAAACCCAAGACCATCAACACGATTTCGAGTTTACTTTTTCCCATGCTGAAAAACCAAGCCCGCGGTCTCCAACAGGTGTAGCATTTTTTGTCTGAGTGTGTCTAGACACTCATTATATTCATCACTCGGTTGGAGGAAGACACCATCACTGTCATTGACAAGTTTGCGTGTGGTGTCGTCTTTCATAAAACCAGAAAGTTCGTGATTAAGGTTTTCGACTTTTGAAGTCAAGTCTTGAATATGTGAACACACTTCTTCTTGTTTTGCCTTCGCATCTGCTTCCGCTTTTAACTGTTCGTCATTATATTGGAAGAGCCACTTTAGATTCTCAATTTGTTCTTTGAGTTCTTCGTTTTCAAGAACTGGTATGACGAATTGGGCGGTTAAACTTTGTTTACAGTCTTTCAGGCATTGTTCGATGATAATACCACTATTCTGATCGATGATCAAAGTCGACAGAGTCGTGTAAATTGTATCGATCACAGAACTCAGGTAATACTGGTTCGTACGTTCGGTGTTATTAACACGCAACTCAGCACGGTAGTTGTCCAATTCCTTCACTTTGAATAACAAAGTGTTTTTATCATAATCTGTGTAATGAATGTGCTCCCCATTTTCACCAACAAACTTAGGTATAAGAGCATTTACAATGTCTTCTGCACCGTTTATCTGTTTTTCGATATTTGTTTGCGTGGACAGAAGATTATTGAAATTGTCTTCGGGAATCGCAGCCAATTTAGACACATAAGTCAATAAAGACTTGATACTATCCAATGGTTTTTCTCCGTCTTCGGGTGCGATAACATTACTTATCTGCTCTTTTTCAAAAAGAGTTTGGAGAAAATTCACCACGAGAATGACTATTTTCAAAACCCAATCGTTTTCCTGTGTTTGCTGAGATTTAATGTCTTTTTGTGTTTGTGCGTCCATTGTGACTTCAAGTTAATAAAACAAAAGTTCAAATCAAAGTCAATTAATAATTTATATACTATTATAAATAAAAATCAATTTTTTTCAATTTTACTAAAAAAATCTAAAAATTTAAAAATCTAAAAAATCTAAAAATTTTTAAATTTTTTAAAAATTATAAAAAACCAAAAAAAATAAAAAATAAAATTTATTCATCTTAAAAGAATTATGCATACAACGCATCAAGAAATCTCCCAACCTCAGGACTGTTACTGGTAGTCAAGTCATAATCAGATGATGAGATTGGTTTCTGTGATATGTCTGACACCAAGATGAAAGATAAGATAAATTCAATCATTTCAGACGGTAAATATGGTAATGATTCGGTTGAATTACATAACATTACAGTCATTACCATTCTTTTGAATGATGTCTTAAATTCCGTAGTTTTGGGAGGCGGTATCATACAATAAGATTTGGGATAGTAAAAAACACGCCCAATAGTTTTTGTTTCAGGTGCCTTGTGAAACCAATTATAGTATGTATTATATATAATTGTTGCTATGCTTGGGTTATTATTCAGTTGAATGCAATGTGTTGGCACAATCCTCTTATCATAATCAGGTATTGCAGGTGGTGGGGGTCTAAAGGCATATTTATAATTTCCCACAAAAATATTACCATGAGGATGTGGTATCAGGGCAAGAACTTTTTTCTGAATTTCTTCATCATCAAGACATTCATAACATGACGGTTGATTGTTAGGTCGAAACAAAGTGCCATCTTCGTTAAGTTTTTTAAAAAGACTTAGAAAAGAATTGTATTCATATCTTTTGTTGGATGTATCGTAAACAATACATATACTACCATTCGAATCCGTGGAAAGATTCAAACAAAACGCATAGTATTCAGTGTTTTCACACTTATTACATAATCGGTTAAAAGTAAAGTTAATGAATGCTCCTTTTTTTTTATCATTATAGTTACAATCAGTCTCATAACATCTATGAGGGTCATGACGTACTATTGTGGCGTAGTGTAGATATTTTTTGACATCATAAGAATATGGTGGATAAGTCGAGTAAGATATCTTTAATTCAGATATTCTATAAGATGTGCTAATGTTTTTCAGGATACGACCCAATGTCAAGATAGAAATAAATCTATTAAATCTACTTTCTAGATACAAATCTTCATACAATTCGAGGATACAAGACATATTTGTAGGTATGACCATTTTACCATTGTGAATATACTTCATATATAGAAGTAGAGGGTTGTTTTCAGGAACCTCTGGACTATCACTATAGAGTTTTTGCAAAAGTACCTCTTCCGTACAGATATCAATGTTGTCTTTTGGAAAAGAGAAAAAATTCGTATCATGTAGGGGTAATCTCTTACAAATAATTGGAAAGATGACATTCTTGTAAAAACAAGGGTAAAAATCGTGAGGATTTTCTTTATTTGGACCAATAAAAGGGATTATGAAGTATTTAAAAGAATCCGGACACATACATAGAAAGAACAGTAGTGGATTACCGCGCTCTGTATAATACTCTTTATATTGATACAATCTACCCAGTATGTGTATGTGTACACTGTCCATTTTCTTTTCAAGGTTCATAAAACGACTATAATCGGTATTCTGTTTTTGTCACTTTTTTGCCATCGTGCGTTCAAATGAAATCAAATAATTTCAAAAATACTCAAATCGACAATCAAGAGTAATAATTTATATACTATATTATAAATAAAAACCAATTTTTTTCAATTTTTACTAAAAAATCTAAAAATTTTTAAAAATTATAAAAAAACATAAATTAAAATAAAAACATAAAAACTTAAACTAATATCAATTATTATACATATATCTTAAAACCTTTTACCAGAACCATTAGTTCCAATACCACCACTATTATCGACTAAATCAAACAACCATTTAGTATCGCTTTCCCATTCTCTTCTGCCATTAGTAGGATTTTGGTAAGGTTGGGGCATTCTTTTCATAGGGCTATTATCAACGCCAATTTTTAAGTCGGTTTGTTTTTCAATATAATTAATACCATTATTATCCCAGCATCTGCTTTGTCTTCGTGATGGTAAAAGGGCTTGGGGATTTTGATAACCAGAGAAACTACCAACGGATAATTCATTGGGTTTTCTAATTTCTTTTTGACTAGATAAAATACCGTATTCAAGTTTAGATTCATTAAAACCCATAACTTTATAGTCATTTTTAAGTAAATTATCATCGGTTAAAATAAGTTCAGGAGCGGGATAATCCATAAATACTTTAGCATCATTTTTAGTGGCATTACCAAGGTTAATATGTTCTACTTCAACTTCTTTGGTTTTGAAGTTAAGTTTAAAAATAATGATAAAGCGTCTAGTAATAAATGTCTTCATATCTGCAGCAAAAAAATCAGCAATAAAACGTGTTGTTAATTTATCGAGTTTTTCTTGGTCTAATCTGTCATATCCATTTACAACATATGCCATAGTTGTTTTTTTATTAATCATATTCATAATTTTAGTTAAAACTGTAGTAACAATGGCTTTAGTAGGTCTATCAATAGTCCAAGGAGCATCACTATGATTTGTTAATCCAGAATAAGGTGAATTGAAGAATGTTTCTTTTGTATCTTTTTCAGTATAACATAATATAATTAATAGAGTGATTGCTAGAATAGTTAAACAATAAAGATTAAACATTTTTATATTTATTTATATATTATTAATATAATTATATATTTTTATTATGATAATATATTTTTATTATGATAATATTTTTTTATTATGATAATATATTTTTATTATGATAATATATTTTTATTATGATAATATATTTTTATTATGATAATATAATTAAAAATATAAAAAATGGTAAAAAATGAAAAATTGATAAAAAAAATGAGTTAAAATATATGTATTACAAAAAATAATGGCTCATTCTGTTAAAAATGGTAAATGAGAAAAACGATAATAATGTAAAGACTTTTGAACAAGATACTATATTAAAAATACAAGAAGCGAATAATACAGTGGACACTGAAGAAAGATATGTAATTATCAATTCGATATTTGCCGATTTTCTAACAGATATTGGTAAAAGAATATTACGTATCAAAATGTCTACTCGTGAAACTTGTGTTAATATGGCTATACAAGCACGAGAAACTCAAGAACTTGCTGTTAATGCCAATGCACTTCTGGAATATATAAATAGTATTCGTTCCGACTAAAGTATTTTTTTTAGTAATTAGTGTGATAACAATATACAATAAACATATTTTTTATTAAAAAAATTTGTAAAAATATAACAGAAATTGAAAAATTTAAGAAAATAGAAAATTAGAAGAAAATAAAAAAACAGAAGAAAATTGATTATCATACGTATAATTAACTAAAACACATTTAAACTATCATAGCGTGAATGAGTACGTTTAACGATGACTTTAACAGTTTCTTTTAAAGCAGAAAAACTTTCTATATATGATCCCGAAAATAATACTAATAATGTTAATAATTTGTGTGGCGTTTTGCCTGACATTTTGTGTGAAAGTGAGAAAGATACACGGGATAAGGTAACGACATTGGTAATTACGGGAATACATAAGATGGGTGCCTCCGAGAAGTGTATCTTAGCACTTGGAACTTTGATTTCGACCCTTCCAAATCTGAAACATGTTGTTTTAATAGAAAACGATCTTACCGTTAATAATGTGTATACTTTATTCACATTTTTCCCTAAAAGTGTTGAAACCTTGAAATTGGATGGTAATAACTTTTGTGAACCTCAAACTACAGATAGCACTAATGTGTTACTCGAAAGTAAGGTTACGCACCTTACTAATTTGAGCGAGGTCTCTACTGGATGTGTTTGGGAGAAAAAATGCAACTCATGTAGTGGGTGTGAGGCTCTTAGACAATGTTTAGTTAGTACTAAAAATTAGTGTAAAAATGTAATCATACATATTTTTTATTTTTTAATCATATAAATAAAATTGAATTTATTAGTTTAATCTTATTAAATTAATCTTATTAGTTTAATAATAAAAAATTTTAAAAATTAACAAGTTTAAAAATTAACAAGTTTTAAAATTAACAAGTTTAAAAATTAACAAGTTTTAAAATTAACAAGTTTTAAAATTAACAAGTTTAAAAATTAACAAGTTTATAAATTAACAAGTTTTAAAATTAACAAGTTTAAAAATTAACAAGTTTATAAATATATAATTATGATTATTAACCATTATTATTAATCATTATTATTAATCATTATTAATCATTATTATTAATCATTATTATTAACTATTATTATTAACTATTATTATTAACTATTACATTTTAGAATGATTGTATTTAAATTACTATCATTTCAGTTTATGTGTGATAATGATACATTAAATTGGAATAAAAAAACATTAACTATAAATTCTAATATTGACTTTTTATATTTAACCATAAATAATTATACAGACTATACTTATAGTATAAATAATACAGAACATAGTTGTAAATCCAAAAAAAATAAATCTATAACACTAGAACATTTATTTAATTATAAGTCAATGCTAGAGTATTTTAATACTACTATTAAAGAGTATAGTAAAGCATTCACTATTCATTTTGAAACATTAGAATTAAATACAGATTATATACTGGCACCATTATATATAACAGAAACAACAATTTATATTGGTATTATTTTATTAAATCCAGAAATTATTAAAAGTATAAATTCAAAATCATTTAATCCAAATTCTTATTCTTTATTGTCTAAAATAAATCATTATGAATGTAAGACTAAAGTTAATTGTAATAACTATAATTTTATAAATGGTATATTAACTAAAAATAATAGTAATACTATTAATACTATTAGTAATACTACTAGTAATATAACTAAAAATAAAGAGTTTGTTCTGGATACAAATAAAAAAATACCTTTAAATAATATTTTACAAAACAGTATAAACTATATACCAAATTTAGAAATTATTAGAATTAAAAGGAATTTTCAAAATCGGCTAAATCCATAACACTACCAACATCACTACCTGCGGTGCTTTCATTACAAGTATCAGTAGTATTTAAATTATTATTATTATCATTTGTAATAACTGGTTCTTGAATTTTTACATTATTACGAATTAAACTAATAGGTGTTGATGAACTACTAGTATTCATATTAGTATTCATAGTCGTATTAGTATTCATAGTCGTATTAGTATTCATAGTCGTATTATTTTTTTTTAAACGATTTATAGGAGTTGAAAATTGTGCTGATGAGTTTAATTCATTAGAAGGTGGAGCAATGTGTTCTAAATCTGTAAAATCTAAATCATCTAAAGGGTCTTTCTTTTTATTACGATGTGTATCTACAAAATTATCACTATTTAAATAATTACCATTGTCAGACCCATTATTTTCTGTATTATTAAAATGTTCTTGTAATTTATTTTTATTTTGTCTATTGTTTAATTGATTATTATTATTACTATTATTATTACTATTATTATTACTATTATGATTACTATTATTATTACTATTATGATTATTATTATTACTATTGTTTGTATTTGGTATATGTGTTATAGTTAAATCATTTTTCCTATCAAACATTGTATTTATTTTATTTTTTAATAAATTAAAACTGACATTCATAGAATTACCTTCTCCAGAGACATCATTAGAATTATTATTAATATCATTATTATTTATAATAGAATTATAGATAGCATATGTAAATGAAATAATATCTAGAGATAAGAGTGTCCAATAATAATTATTTATAATAGTAAGTATAGATACATCACAGTAATTTAATACTGCGTGTGTTAAAATATAAAGAATACTGCCATATAATACTGTTGAGAATAATCTATTTTCAACAATAAATGAAAATGAACTATTATATAATAAATAATAAAACATTTACAAAAAATCTTTCTAGTGTTATTATTTTTTCATATAAAAAAATAAAATGTGAAACGTAATATAAAAATAGAATAATAAAATAAAAAAATTAAGAAAAAAGAATTAATCATATTTATAATATAAACAAATAATTATAAGTATAAATAAAAAACGTTTATCTAGAATAAAAATATACAGAATAAAAATGAACAATACCACAGATAATAATAATAACACTAATACTAATAATAAAACATTTATTACTTTTATTACAGGTAATCGTAATAAATTAGAAGAGGTAAGAAGTATATTAAAGACAAATCAAGAAGATACACATTATAGTATTAAAGCATTAGATATTGATTTACCAGAAGTTCAGGGTGAGCCAGAATATGTGATACAAGAAAAATGTAAATCAGCATCATTACAATTAAATGGTCCAATCATAGTTGAAGATACATCTTTATGTTTTAATGCATTGGGAGGATTACCTGGACCATATATTAAATGGTTTATGAAAAAAATAGGTTTAGATGGATTAAATAAATTATTATTAGGATATGAAGATAAAACAATTGAAGCAAAATGTATTTTTGCTTATCAAGAAAATAGAGATAGTCAAATACATTATTTTACAGGTATTACAAAAGGAACATTGGTAGAACCTCGTGGAAATATGAATTTTGGTTGGGACCCTGTTTTTTTACCCGAAGGCTATAATGAAACTTATGGCGAAATGGATAATGAAACTAAAAATTCAATTTCTCATCGTTTCAAAGCATTACAATTATTAAAAGAATTTTTAAATATAGAATAAATAATTTTTTTTATTTTTTAATATTTATATTTTATTATCTAATTAAATTATTATCTAATTAAATTCATATTTTTTTATTTTTTTATTATTTTATTATTTTATATCTAAAATAAATATATACATATTAAAAATAAAATTATAAAAATGAAAATAAATTATAATTTTATTAATAAAAATAAAATATTATTTATAATAATAATATTATTACTTTTTATTTGTATTTGTATATTTTATTTTTATAAAAAACCAAATATTACTGAAAAATTTAATAATATAGAAGAAATTTATGATATTAAATGGGGCTCAAATGAAGAAAATATAAATGAATATATTACTTGGACAGTTCCTGAAGGTATTACTAAAGCAACATTTACTATAATAGGTGGCAAAGGGAGTATAACTGGCGGTAAAGGTGCTGAACTTAAAGCAACAATAGATGTTATACCTGGTGATAGTTATAAATTATTTATTGGTAATAATGCTAGTGATAATGTTAGTAATGATGTCAGTATGTTTAATAATACTGAATATAAAATTATATATGGTGGTAATCTTAATTTAACTGAAATAGGATTATCTGATTTTAGTGGTGGTAATTCTTTAGGAGGAGGAATGATGAATGTAGGTGCTGGTGGAAGTGCTTCAGTTATATATAAAGATAATATACCTATTTTTATTGCTGGTGGTGGAGGAGGAGGAGGTAGTGGATATGGTGGTGACGGTGGAGTAAATATGGATGGGGATGGAGGATATGGTAATATTTTTGAAATAGATAAAAATAGCAAAGGAAGTATAGATTTAGTAAAACAAGAAATTACATTAACTAATACTAAAGGTGAAGGTATAATTTTAAATGTATCTTCAGAAGGTCAAACTGGAGGTGGTGGTGGATATAATGGTGGTATTTCATCTCATGATTATAATGATGGTGCGGGTGCTGGAGGATCTTTTTTAAATAGTAATTTTAATCCAACAAATATTGACATTAAATCATCTGAACTTGAACCACAAATAAAAATAGAATATGAAATATTACCA